GACAAGTCAGGGGTAGTGGCTTTAGTGGGCACTGCCCAGCTACACATAGGTTAGCGATTCACTTCACGCTGGCCTGCCAACCTGCATCAATCCGCCCAATAAAGTGAGGTGAGTTATCTGGCGATTGAAAGGAAGGTCCAGTTATCCGACCGACTCTTATATAAGTAGTAGTCGATGTTTTGCTTGTTGAATTAAGTGTATCTATGACTTGTTTTGCAAGTTGCACCATTTGCTGACAACGTGCAGGGCCAGTGCTTTTGGGTGCAAAGCAACGAACAATCAATGCACCTCTTGCGTAGTCAAGGGATCCATCAATCGTTGCCTCGGTTGTCAGTCCAAAAGTAACGTTGATCCGCACATACTCTTTCGGAGGATCAGGTGGAACCGCAGTGATATTGTCGAAATAAACGGGGATAGGCGGCGTCTGCGTGTTATATGCAGTTAACAATGACGCTTCGATGGCTGCGCGGATGGATTGATAATTCATCAGAATGACTCCTTGAAGCCAAGGCTAACGCCACGGCCAAGATCCCTCTTCAATCCACCGCCTTGAGTGTAAGTATAATACCAGTCAGCCTCCGCCGTAATCATTGCATTTGGTTTTTCGCTATTATCATATCCAAGTGACACATCATAGCGAAGAGATGGCTCTTGCTCTCCATCTGCATCTTGCGGGCGAAAACCAAATTCAATCGGATCTTTTAGAGGATCGCTGTCATTTGGATGAGTATAGACACCAAGATCTTGATCAATCGCAATTCCCGCATGAGGAGCGCTATTCACTACCTGGAAGCTCAGGTTGCCATTATTGAGAGCTTTTTCGTATCTAGAAAGTGGAAAGTTTCTTTTGGTGTAGCTGTAAATTCGCCCTTTTCCCCTAGGAGGCGCACCAGACTGACCCTCGACTACTACGTCCCAAGAGGCAGAGAATTCACCGCTCCAAGCAGGACCAACATCAACCAAGCCATTCGCAATTTCAACAGCAGCACCTTGAATCCCTTTTGCGATGGCCTTATTAATTCCCTGCATCAAATCTTTTGCTATACCTTTCTCAAGTCCACCGCCTGTGAACTTTGCCATATCAGCTCAACCTCGCAACTACTGAGTGCAGTATAGGATTATCGCCACGGTAGGAGTACATCCAAATAATTTTCGCTGTTCTATTTACCCCGTTTTGCAAGTAACGAATTGAATCAGTCGTTTGCGGGTAGTACCCAGACAGTGCATTGGCAGCAAAAATAATCTTAATGTCGGTTTGTTGATACAGACCCTGAAGCTCTTCTGGTTTCAGCTCAGAAATCACGATCTTAATTGGGATCTCAGTTGTTGATCCTAAAACAGTTCCCGTCGTTGGATTGTAAGTAGGATTTGAATTTGCTTTAATATAAGTCGCGTCAATCCCAAACTGATCAATCAGCGGCGAAGGGATTGAAGAGAAAATGTCATCAACGAGTGACATGGCCTATTACAGCGGATTGCTTGCCCAACCGCCATAGGTCGGGAACACCTGACCGCCTGCAAAGCGAATGCGACGAGGACGGAAAGCGCCACCGCCGTAATAAGGATCAACGCGAGCAGTACTGGTACGGCTTACATAAGGTTGATTAAAGCTCGGATCAATCATAAAGCGATAAAGAATATCCATCGCAAATGGCGGAATGTAGTCAATTCCGGTTTGCGGAATATCACCCTGCTTGAACTTTACACGTAGCGCCCCATCGCCAAGGTCAACCTCTTCGTATTGATTTGTACTGCGCAACGAAGCACCGCCATCATTTGTAGCTACTGCTGTATAGCCGCCACCGCTTCCAAGAAATGCCGCCATATAAGCAACAGCAATTTCAAAGTCAATGGGCAGCTCCTCCGTAGAAAGCTGACGCCCATCAATCTTGATCAAACGCGGCCAAGAGAGAGACTGCGTGTCGTCAATGATCCGCCCCTTCCACTTCAAGGGGTTGATCGTCATTGTTGCAGCAACAAGCGTCTGCTCTTTTTGAGTGCTGGTCAACGCAAGCCAAGCTGTAATACCTGCGCTAGCAGGCAAATCCCCAAGAAGCGACGTGGCCCTCGCAACGCTCAGGAAGGAGTTGGCATCAGCAGCTCCCAGTGTCGATACGAAGGCCATGCGCGTGCCTCTCTAGGGCTCAGCCCTTGACAGTAGTGGTCTTGGTCTTGGGGGCGCTCACAGGGGCCTTCTTGGGCTCAGGAGCGGGTTCAACAGGAGCAGGACAAGCAACAGCTTCAACCTTGGCCTCAGCCTTGAGCTTTGCTTCTTCTTGCTCACGTGCAAGTCGGAAAGTAGTGATCGACATGGCGATTACTTGATAGTGGAAAGCCCCTCCGAAGAGGGGCTGTTATCACAACAGCGATCAGATGTAGCAGCGAAGCTGCGTAATCCGAATGTTGCGATCATCGGTGAACACCTTGTCCCAGTTGGTGCCAGTAGCAAGCTCAGCATTGGTAGGAGCATTGCCAGCAGCATTGCCGGTCCAGCTGATCCCATTCGGATGCACAAGATAGTGCGTCCGGTTGATCAGATAATCGATGCCCTTCAGGGAATCGCGGTCGGTTTCCAGCGGGGTCTTGGCAGGAGCAGTTGCAAAAGCAAATGCGCCAGGGCCAAAGAAGTAGGTGTGCAGCACATCAGCACCGCCAGTACCAGCGCCAGCATCAACCGGCAGGGTGTCGTCAACGAACACCGGGCGACCCAGATAGGTGCCCAGCTCAAGACGTTGAGCAGACAGGCGGGTGTCAAGCTGAGAGGTGGTCGAGGCGGGCTCGATCAGATCCAGCTTCATCAGGGCGTAATACACACGGGAGTGCATCAGCACACCAGTGAGTTCCTGACCTGCATCACCCAGTTTGGCGATAGCGTCCACCATCACGCTCTGAGAAAGCTGGGTGGAGGTACCGCCAACGGCGTGAGAGGAAATCAGGGGACCGCCAGTTGCAAACAGACCCTTGATCGTGGAGATCAGAGTGGTCTGCATGTCGCGCACCCAGTACTGACCAGTGCGACGAGCAATGGCCTGCATGGGGTCAGAACCAGCCAGTTCACCAGCCAGATCCGAGGCTTTCCAAGCCTTACCACGCATGTTGCGCACGCCGGTCTGCACATCACCAGCCAGAGTGGCGGCGGTCAGACCAGAAGTGTCATCAAGGATTTCAGAATCACCAGTCAGATCACCGAAGAACGGCAGATCAATGGTTTTGCCGCCTTTGGCAAACTCAGCCTGGATGGCAGAGTTAGTCACCATCAGACCGGACGTAACAAGAGCGTTACGGTTTTGCAGCTCCTCCTGCTGATATTCCAGGAAAAGCTGAGGAATAAAAGGAATGCCAGCGAGGAGCATTGTCTTTGCCTCAAGTGAAAGTATGAACGAGTGCTAGCAGCACAGCTGCCAAGCAAAGGGTTGCGGTACAACCGCGATGCGAGCAAGGCTCGACTTCACGAGGCACAGCCTCTAACAGTCAAAGAATAGCAAGAGACAAGGGGGCTCTAGCGCTTTTTAGTGGTGTACTTGCGCTTTTTCTTATCTTCCTCCTTTTTCTTGCGCATTCCACTTTCGCTAGCAGCAATTGCAATTGCTTGCGCACGACTTGTAACTTTGCGCCCAGAAGAGGATTTCAACTTACCCTCTTTGAATTCTTTCATCACGTATTCAAACTTGGCCTGCTTCTTGGACTTTTTCATTACACGTAGAGCGATTTAATAAAAAAGCCCCACCGAAGCGGGGCGCTGCACCTGAAAAGTAAATCAGGGGGTAGTGTCGAGAGTCCAGCCCTTGCCAGTGGCAACGGCTTTTTCGCCCGCAGACACAGTGGCGTTACCAGCAGTTCCACTAATGTCCAGGGTTTGAGTCCCGGTCACGGTGGGCAGGCCAGCAAACAGCTCCACAAGGTTCTCGCGGGTGAAAGCAGCAGGAATCACGTAGATGCTGCCACTGGCCATTCCGGCGTCATAGGAGACACGCAGAGCGGTGATGGCCTCTTCGACTGCCGAGGTGATCTGGCGGCCAATGATGTTGCGGTCGGTCTTGAAGGGCATGGCGAATGAGTTGAGCGCTCACCTACATGCTAGGCAAGACGCAAGAGCTACTTTGCAGTGCTAGAATGAAAGGCTACTCACCATTTTTCACGATCGGAGTAATTATTTGCAATGGCGATGCACATTTCAACAAACAAGTCTTCATCATATTTATTTTTTGACATATTTACCATTGAGTGAACCCATCTTACGTTTCCAACGCAGTAGCCAATTTTACTGTCTATTCTATCAAGACTGGCTGTTCCATTTCCGTAGTCAGTAGTTATAGGCCAACCAGTCAATGCGCATTTTCCATCAAAAATAGAACAAAAGTAATCGTACTCCAGCGCCCATTCAATTTGTCTTGATTTTGCAGATTTTTCAAATTTATTGAACAAACGCTTAAATGCTCCAATGCTTGCATTTGCTGAGAATGCTCTTGCGGCAGAAACGCATTTTTTGCACTGCCAGTCGGACAAAGAGCTTTGCTTGGCGTGATCCTTTCTTGTGTAAGCTTGTTCAGCTCCACAGCCACTGCAAACTGAGCACCATTTACCTTTTTCGTTTTTATATATACGAGCTTCACCCTCACCAACGCTTCTGTAATCTTTTTTGCAATGGCGGCAACTGCCGCGTTTAGCCATATTTAGCGCCGAATTCTTAGTGGAATACTTGTTGATGGCGCCGCATTTGCACATTGCCATCCAACAATCGCCAAGGGCTACAACATTTTCATTATGTATTGGAAGCATGTCGAAGAAGTGCTGTCAACTCACCACTTAGCATAGCACCCCAAAAGACCCATTTGGTAACGGAACTCCAATATGCAGGACTCATTTTCCCTCGTGCAATGTTCTTTGCATGTCTCGCCTTAAATGATCGACGACGCGCCTTCTCCTTCTCTGACCTTGGATTGCTACCAGCACCGCTAACACCCTGCTGCCCAAAACGAATCAGTCGAATCTTGTCGCCTTCTTTTGCAAGAACAGCGTGCGACTTGGTTGGGTGATTCGGGGTTCTTTTTGGTTTGTTGTAGCCGGAAAATGTTTCACCCCTGTAAGTGACAGACATTTTACAAAATACTCTAGCCGCAGCG